ATGGAGAACTTCACCGTTGCTGGTGATAGTGGAACCAGTCAAACAGTTAGTGGTGGTAATACTTTAACAATCGCAGGCGGCACTGGACTTAGTTCAGTAGCATCAGCCACAGATACAATTACACTAAATTTAGACAACACCGCAGTCACAGCCGCAAGTTATACCTATGCCAGCATTACGGTAGATGCACAAGGACGTATTACTTCAGCAAGCAATGGTACAACCCCATTAACAAGTGGTGGTGCATTGGGCACACCTTCAAGTGGTACTTTAACTAATGTGACTGGATTGCCAATTGGTAGCGGGGTAAGTGGATTAGGCACAGGCATTGCTACATTCTTAGCCACACCGTCAAGTGCTAATCTTATCTCAGCAATCACTGATGAGACAGGCACAGGTGCATTAGTTTTTGCCACTTCACCAACATTGACTACTCCATTATTAGGAACCCCAACCAGTGGCAATTTGTCAAACTGCACAGCGGATGGCACTAATAGTGTAGGCTTTAGGGTAATTCCAAGTGCTGGTGCTGAAAAGTCAAGTTCATATACATTAACCACTGCTGACAGAGGTGAATTTGTACAAGTAGCAAGTGGCGGAAGCATAACTGTTCCTAACTCAACATTTGCCGCTGGTGATGTTGTAGTAGTCTACAACAATCACACAGCCTCTGTCACAATCACACTGAGCACAACTAATGCCTACATTGCTGGCACTAACACCAACAAGACTTCAGTGAGTTTAGCCACTAGAGGTGTTTGCAACATTCTATTTGTTAGCGCCACTGTGGCAATCTTAACAGGGAATATTACCTAATGGCTGGCGTTTTATGTTCAATGCTTGGAGTTAGCCCTGCGGCTGCAGGTAGAACTGCTAAGACTGTCACTGCTGCTGGCAATGCAAAAGTATCAACTGCACAATCAAAATTTGGAGGTGCAAGTGCCTTATTTGATGGCACAGGCGATAGGTTAGATATAACCAGTAGTGCTGATCTTGCATTTGGCACAGGCGCATTTACTATTGAATTTTGGGTTAGATTTGTTGGTAGAGCTGGCAATCAAACTTTTATTGATTTTAGAAGTGGTAGTAATATTAATATTCTATTTGGCAATGATGGTGGATCAGTATTTTTATATGTTAATGGAGGATATAGAATTGGTCGTAGTGGCACACAATTTGCCGCTGACAACACTTGGTATCACGTGGCACTCAGCAGATCAGGAACAAGTACAAAAGTGTTCATTGATGGAACACAAGTTCTCAGCACCTATACAGATACTAATTCTTATGTTGGTAATGATCCGTCAATTGGTGAAAATTGGAGAAGTTCAGGATTTGGAGTCAATGGTTATTTAGACGAATTCCGCATCTCAAACATTGCTCGTTATACCGCTAACTTTACGGCACCAACAGCGGCATTTGTTAATGATGCTAATACATTATTGTTAATACACGCCAATGGCACTAATAACAGCACCACATTCACTGATGACAACGCCTAAGGAACAGCAATGACTAGACAAGTAACAGACCAACTCTATATAGAACTGGATTATTTTTATCCAGAAGATTTTTACGTCTATATTGCAAAAAGTGTTGCTGCTTTAGCAAGTGAATTCACAATCTCTGCTAATGCAACTATTGTTAAGACCACTGATGTTGCTATTTCTTCTGCAATTAGCCTTAGTGCTAATGTAGATAGACTGATAGCGCCAAATGAAGCCAATGCAAGTTTAAGTTCTTCTGCAACTGTTGATGTAACTGCTGGAGTGATAAGATCAGCTAATGCGGCTATGCAGTCAAACTTCTCACAGTCTGCATTAGGTCAAAGAACCAGCGACATAGATCTATTTGCATTCAGTGATGCTGCCTTAACAGTTTCCGCATTAGTAATACGTAATAATAATATTACAGCAAGCTCTGTGTTTAACGTTGCAATTGATTTTGTTAGAACAAGATCAGTATCCAGTGACGACAGTGCCGCTTTTGCTATTAATGTAATAAACCAACGCAGCCGCGCATTCAACATAGAAACGCAGGCTGCGTTTTCTTTGACTGCAGATGTCACAGTCTTTATTGGCACCATTCAGACATTAACTTCTTCATCAAGTCTAAGTGCCACAATTAGTATTCCTGTTAAAGGCGGAGCGGCTAATTTAATTGCTACATCGTCTGTGTTCACAAGTCCTAAATTTGGAAGTATGCGTCCTTTCAATATGTCCAGCAGTGGAGATAAGATTGATGCCACTAGATCTAAAGCAGGAAATAATAGTGCAAAACTTGCAATTGGTAATTCTATAACATCTTGCGATAGTACAGGCGCATTAGATGGAAGAAATGAATTTGCCATACATGCAAGTCAGGACTTTGTATTTGAAATGTGGCTGTGGAAAGATAATGTAACAGAAGCAAGCGGTGGAGTTTCTTCTGTGTTTGCAGGCTTTGGCGCTCAAAGTGGAACAACCACTACTACATTAACTAGTCTTAGTAATTTTAATGATAATACACAAGGTTGGGCAATAGGTGTTAATGTTTCTGATGGCTATTTACAGGCTAAATTTACCGCAATTACAGACCCAGCATCACAAACGGGCACAGTACGCACTATAACTTCTACTTCTAGTCTAGCAGACAATAATTGGAGTCATATTTCTTTAAGAAGAAGAAATGGAAATACTGTAGAACTATTATTGAATAACTCTGTAATAGGATCATATGCTTCTGAGTCAAGTGCTATATTTGCTGATGGAGCTGTACAAACTAACGAAAGAAGACTGTATGTTGCAAATAACTTTACCAATTTTGGTGGAGCTGGATTTGGCTCTATATGGATTGATGAAGTAAGTTATCGCATTGGCAGTTCCGCCATTGCTGGATATACTACACAACCAATACAAAATGATCCAGCCACACAGCAAGTGTTGATGCATTTTGATTATTCTAATACTAGCTCTAGTGGAAGATATGTTTACTCAGACGACACTGGTATATTAGTTGAAGTTTCTGCAGAATTAAATTCAAGAGCTACAGTAGCATTCAATGGCGGTATTAAAATAGATGGTGCCGCTGCATTAGCCGCACAGGCTTCCTTAACTGCAACTGTAGAAACTCCTATATTATTTGATATTGCTTTAAGTTCACAGGCTTCCTTAACTGCAACTGTTGGCAGTATTAAAGGTATCACAGCTAATGTTAGTTCACAGTTCTCTCAGACAACAACTGGAGATATTCAAAGACAGTTAAGTTCTTCAATGAACTCAACCGCGGTATTAAGTGCCAATGTAAGCAGAACAAGAGACACTAATTCAAGTATTCAGAGTGAGTTTACACAAACCACAAATCTAACTGCTACTAGACTAAGTTCAGCAAATATAGAAAGTGTCAGTAACATAGACACAGTTAATGCCACAAAAACAGTAGATGCTGTAATTTACACTGAAGCCATTGCTTCTGAATTAGCCACTGTGGCCAAAGTTGGTAACACATTAGTTACTGTTCAAACTGTTAGTGCTTTATCAGCATCGTCTATTAAAACTGCCAGTACTAATGCTGGATTAAATTCAGTAGCGGCAGTAAGTGCCGTTGGTAATGTAATTGTTACTGGTGCTACGGTCTTAACAAGTAGTACACAAGTAAGCCTATCAGCAAATAGATTTAGAGGAATTGCATCAGCAATAAGTTCAAGTAGTACACTTGCTCTAACAGCAGATGTTGTGTTCAATGCATCAATGACAGCACAGACCAGTTTCTTTACTGTAGGTGCGGCTGTACAAAGATTACGAGGTGTTGATACTGCCCCAGTGGGCGAATTTACTGTTGCTGCCACAGCAAAAAGTCAGTCAATTGGCAATGCTCAATTAAGTTCACAATTTACTCAATCTACAAATGTTAATATATCAGCTAGCCTATCAAGCGTATTGTCCAGCATAAGTGTATTAAATTGTACAATCAGTCACATTGAAGGTGCGGACCTAGTAGCATTTACTAATGGTTCTTTAACAGCAATAGTAGAATCAGGATTATTTGGCAGTGCAAATCTCGTCAGTCAATCTGCATTGAATATACAGTTTACTAAAGTAATACAAGGTCAAGCAGGTCTTTCCATACTTACTGATATTGAAGATACTGTTAAAGTAACACGAGATCTTGCATCACAGATTTCTGTTGTAAGCACGATGGCGCCAACAGTAAATCGTAAAGTTAATCCAGGTAGTACATTGGGTGTGGCATCAACACTTGCCTGTACAATCAGTCATATTGAAGGTGCGGACCTAGTAGCATTTACTAATTCAGCATTGACTACCACAGCAAGAAGACTGCGTGGCGTTACTGTTAATGCTACATCTATAGGTAGTGTATCCGCTACAGGATTAAGACGCAAAGGCTTTACTGTTGCTATTCAATCAAATAGCACACTGACTGTAACTGCTACAAATGTAATTTTACTTGACTCTAATATTACCAGCAGATTTACTGTATCAGCAAATCTATCAACACGCAAGAGATTCTCAGCAACAATTTCATCTGCAATGACATTTATTGCCTCTGTTCGTGAAATTG